TTCCCTGACATCTCCTGACACGAGTTGAGACGAACTCCCAAAAAAAAACCCGCCTAAATAGCGGGTTTTAAAGTGTTTTGAGACTCAGTGAAGCTTCCTGAAACTCACAAATGGTGCCCAAGAGGGGCACCAAATCACACGATCTAGCAACGTTTCTGGTGATTTGTGTGCAATTCGTGTGCATCGTCACAAATTCCTCAACTCACCGGCCCGCCCATACAGCCATAGCGCCCCCCCCCCTCGCAGGCAGATACCTGCGGCACTACCCGTGCAACCCGGCTACGCTCATGAAACCACGGGGCCGATAGATCAAAGGGGTATCCATGATTGGGGAGATGAATTTCAATCCGGCATCATCCGGGGGCGTATGGGTTGGCGCAATAAGTGCGCTAGTAGCTGTTTTCCTTACAAGCGCTTTTAATGCTTGGCAGCAGCGGACCCAGCGCCGACATGATGCGAGATTCAAAGAGCTTGATCGCGCTTCAGGCCTTCGCAAGGAGGTCTATCTGAATGCGGCAAGTGATACGGCCAGAGCTATGGCGGCTTTGGGGTCTCTACCTACCGCCGAACTCACAGTATTGACTGAGGCGTCTGTCAACCTTGCCGCGTCGTTGGCTAAGGTGCAGGTGGTTGGTGAAGGCAATACGTCGCGCTTGGCGCACCAGCTTGGTTTCGAATTCTCGTTGGCGCAACTAACGCTTTTGAAAGAAGTGGCGCCTATCAGGCGTCTCAAATTTGATATAGACAATCTCAACGACCGTCTACGGAGTGCCGAAGAAGAGCGAGCAAGACTGATTGCAGCGTTGTCTCGTCATACCGAAACGCTAAATCAGAACAAGGCGGAGTTCAACGTTCTCAAGGAAATGGCGGAACGGCAGTACGTTTTGGTTGAAAGTCTTTTAAATGATCGGGCTAAATTATGGCGTCAGCATAGCGATGGACATGCCGACTACTCAGAAAATTTGATAGAACGGACACTTAGCGTGCGGTTATTGCATATGGATTTGATGGATGCTGTTCGCGAGGATCTTGGACTAGAGCCGCGCTCGCCAGAAATCAAAACAGAGATGGTGAACCAGTGGGAAGAAATTCGCGTTGCCTTGCATGACTTCGCCGACGCTCTCAGGCCCAAAGACTGAGGCCCCAAGTTACACTATCAATTCGAGTCCCCAAAAGGGACCAGAACCCCGAGAAAGCTACTTCGACCGAACAACGTCCGCAATCTCCCCGTCTGTAGCTGCTTTGACCAGGTAGGACAAAAGGCGGGGGCTTTAGCTGTCTAAGCGCTTTGCGAAGTAGTAGCGCTCTGCTTCTGCTCGCGCAACACGGTTGTATTCGTCTACGCCATGCCCCGACGTTTCGCAATCATCGTTCTCGGCTGCCAATAGGAGTTTCGGGCTGATTGGTATGCACTTTTGCGGCCCAATCACATCGGGAACGATGAATTCCACATCTAGCGACCGTATGATGCCCCATCGCCAATTGGCCCAGTCGCTGCGCTTCGCCCACAAGCCCCGTCCCATGATCCGTATCCCAGCGGCCGCTCGGGAACCAATGCTGCCGTCATTTTCTGGAACGATAACGCCCATCGCTTCGTACCGCTCTCGTTCGTCAAGGCTCAAGTTGTGGCCCGTTCGTCCGGGTAATGAGACAGCGGCTGGCCGTTCTCTTCGTACGTGCTCACGCTCCACGATTAGCGCAAAGAATGAAGTAGCCACTTGGTATGCTGAAGCATCTAAGGTCTGCAGTTGTCCGCTTTCAATGCTCCTGGCTAAGGTTTGGAAAGCCGTTTCAATACGTTTTGTGTCGGCCCCAGCTTCGGAGCGCTGATCCCATACACGGCTTGCGCAAAAAACTTCGGCGCTGGGGCGAAGCCTCTTAATGCTGCCGTCTTCCACGAAGCAGCATTTTACAAACCCGTCCGAGTCGGCGAAGCGTTCAATGGACGCTTTGGGTAGCACATGCTGTTTTTTAGTTAGTTGGTGCGGGTTGCCGTTTTGCGTCGGCTCCCCGCGATCAGTGTCGCCGGCCATATACCTTCCTGTGGATGGGGCCTCCTAAGTTTGAACCATAAGCGGTCCACTCGGACAACTTTATGGATTCGTGGCTACCTACTTCGGCCTCACAACGTCCGCAATCTCCCCATCGGTAGCTTCTTCCACGTCAGCGTCGCTGTTCGGCTTTTCTGCATCAACTATGCATCGGTAGCCGGCGCTGTCTATCGCGTGCTCGACGCGAGTCACTAGCCAATCACCCGCGACGCCATCGCGCCAAGTGCTATCCATCGTCAGGTTAGTTTCCGCCGTCATGTCGGGGCGGCCAGGCATATCAACGGTAAGCTTGAACTCTCCACGGGCGCGCTTCGCCTGCTCCGCCTTGACCGCCGCAATCGCCATCGCCTGATTCTTGAATCCCATGCGTAACCGCTTCACGGGGTCGCCAGTGCCTATGCTGACCTGGTGCCTCGCCGCTGCCCTGTTATCGCGATAGAACGCCACGACCGTGCCCGCGCTATCCCTCGTCGAAACGATCATGCTGTAGCGCGTCTGGCCAGACTTGCTGATGGATATCGTCGGCAGCTCGGCGCCGCTGACTGTCTTCGCGTTACCACGCTTGGCAAATATCAGTTTGCCACCGGCAGGCTTAGCAATGGCGTCGTATTTTTTCGCCAGACGGATCAGCAGGTTTATATCGGATTCGTCCGACTGGTCAATGTGCGGCAGCGGCACGCTCTGTAGTTCCGGCGACGTCGCGGCCGTCATGCCGTGCTCTTTCGCCATCTGCGCAACCATCGCGCCGATTTTCGTACCTGCCGGCCAGCTGCGCGACTTTTGCGACTGAAAATCAAGCTTGCCTTTCGGCGTGCCTTCATACGGCGCAGCGTTCGCGCGCAAGCACATTTTGCCAGGCCAGCCGGTAATCTCGACCTCATTGCAAACGAACAGACCTTTAGGCACAAGCGTGCCGTTGTAGCCGATCCATAATTGCAGTTCGGCGCCGCGCGGCGGAATCTTGACCGGGTTCGCTTCATCAGTATCGGTCAGCGTGATTTCCAGCGTATCCGACTGAAATCCTGTTTCATCTGTCAGGCGCAATTCGACGAACCGTTCCACGATGGCCGCAGTTATGTCCTTGTCGTTCGCCACGACCTTAAACGCTGGCGCATAGCTCAATCCCACAAGGAAACGCCCACAGACGGCGCCAAGGTAACCGGCGGCGCGTCAGGCAGCATTATCAGAACGCCATCCGGCAAAACGCAGCCCAGGTCGGCTAGGCCGGGATTGGCGGCATATACGGCGTTGAGCGTGTCAGCAGTGCAAGCGCCGTACTGGTTAAAAGCAACGCCGTCGACGACGTCGCCCGCGTTACTGCGATACGTTAGAGCCATAGTATTTAAGCGTCACCGAGAAAGTCTGTTTGCGAAAACTGCCGTCTTTTTTGAAAAAAGAACGGGTGTCGCTGATGCGTTGAATCACGAAATAATCAAGCACGGCGCCCGTACCTGACATCATTTGCAGCGGCCTGCCCTGCGATGCGATCGCGCGCAATGTATCGACCTGCACCGCGTCGCCTTTCCAGTCGGGATAGATCACGCCGGGCAACGTCACGATGTCGTCGCCCAAACCGACGAACTGCAACGCGTCCGTCTGACCGAAGCGATTTATCGACGCCCATCGGTATTCGGTAGATCGCTCTGCCTCTTGGAAAACGGCCGTGTTCAAAGAGAACTTGAATGGCCCAAGCATCAACAACACGGGCGCATTGCCGCTGTCGTTTGAGCTTTGAACGATGCTCTGCAAAACGTCGACCAGCCCGGTTACTACAGACACTCTTAGCTCCCTGCGCCATCAATCAATGAACCACGCTGCGCGACACCGTTCTGCTGTTTCTGCAGATCCGCGACACGACGCGCGAAGGCATCAGAGCTTTCCCCGGCCTGCTGCGTAATTTGGAAAGTGTTTTGCTGATGGATAACGGTCGCAGGCGCCTGCGCTGCGCGCGCCGTTGCAAGAGGCGGCATGCTAGGCGTTGCCGGCGCCACGCCCGCGACGGTTGCGGCGGCTGCATTCGAGCCTGACACCGCCCCTGCGGCTGTTGCCGGCTTCTTATCGCCGTTCGTCATCCAGTCCCAGGCCGAGCCAATAGCGTTACCGACCTTCTTCGTGCCGGCCGTGACTCCCAGCTGGTCGGCTTCCTTGCCGATCCAAGCCATACCGTCACGCAGCGGCTTAAGCTTCTGCATGATCCAGTCCACAACGGCGCCGACCTTCGTTTTCAGCGTCTCCCATGCGTCGGGAAGATTGACCGCCACCCAGCCGATGCACTCGCCGATGGCCGTACCCACTACCGAAAACGCTTTGACGATGTACGTCGCTGCGCGGATGGCTACCGCGATAACTTGGCCGAGTACCTGACCGAACGTCTGGCCGTTTTCGGTTGCCGCCTGCAGCTGCCCGTTCGTGGCATGCATCGGCGTCAGCAGCGCGGTAAACCAGTGCCACGCAAAACCAATGGCGTCGCCTATGGCATGGAATGCGGGAGCCAGTGGCTCGAACGCATCGCCAAGCTCACGGAACGCAGGCCCGACAACTTCAGCGATGCCCTGCCCTAGACCGATAAACCACGCTTTAATCGGCTCCCAATACTTCCACACCAGCAGACCAGCCGCAGCGATGGCGCCAGCGATCAGAACTATCGGCCAGCCTATCGCCGCAACAGCTCCGAATGCGCCCGTAAGAGCCGCGCTCATGCCGCCGGATGCTGCCGCCGCACTTTCGGCCGAAACCGTCGCTGCGGCAGCAGCAGCGCCCATGCCCACAAGACGTTTCGTAATCCCAATGATGCCGCCATTTAGCAACAAGCCGCCGATGCGTATAGCCAGCATGGCAACGCGCAAGCCCACCAGGCCAGAAACCACGGCGGTGATGGTGCCGACCAATTTTTGATTGCGCTCGATCCACGGCATGATGCTGTGCGAAACAATCGAATTCATGCCCTTCATAATCGGTATCAGCGCATTGCCTAGCGGTTCAAACGCCATGCCCACAGCCGTCTCGATGGAACCGCCGAGCGCTTTAACCGTGTTGGAAAAGCTCTGCGTAAGCGCGTCCGTTCGCTGCTGCAACGACGCTTGATCGTCCATCGCCTTCAGCGCGGTTTGATACCCCGAAAGACCTTTGCGAGAGATAAGCTCAGCCGGCCGCCCGCCCTCCTGTCCGAAAAGGTTTTTCAGGACTTCGGCGCGCTCTTGGTCGCTCTTGATCTTCTGCAGCTTTTCCAGCTGCGAAACCATGTTTTCAATGCCGCCGAACTTGCCCTGCTTATCGAAGAAATCGAGATGAACGTTGTTCTTTTTAAGAATCTCGTTCGTCTTCTTCATCATCTGTGAGTGCTTGGCAAGCGTCATCGGCAACGTCGCCATGCGGGTCAACAGCATCGAAAAGTTCGTGCCGAACGTCGAACCGTCGATGCCGTTTTGCGCGGCCTGCCCCTGCAGCGCGTAAATCTTTTTGACGTCATCAGCGCCGTGCAGCCTCAGACTGCCAAGGCTTCCCCCGTAATACTTCGCACCGAGTAAGAGGTCATCAGGCTTGAGGCCGAAACCGAACTTCGCCCGCTGCGAGAGGTCAGCCATTTTCTCTAGCTCACCCTCGCTCAGCTGGAAAGCCTCGCGCAGCTTCGCCGTCATCTCTGCCGCCGACTCGACCGGCATTTTCATCACAACGCCGAGCTTTGCAGCGGCAACCAGGCCGCCATTGGCTATCACTTCTGCGCTGGTGCCATTCTCTTTCAGCGCGACAGCGACGTTATGAAAGTCGGCCAGCGTACCCGGCAAGATGTTATGCAGCCCAATAGCGGTCTGACGGATTTTTTCAAACTCTTTCGGCGTGTTACCTGACTTGTCCAACAGGGCCACGCGCAAATCGGTTTCGGCGTCGTTTATCTTCTCGTACGCGCGCAATCCAGCACCTACGCCGGCAGCGCTCGCAATGGTGCCGAGCATGTGCCCGCCGGGCATGCGTCCGATAAGCGCATCCAGCTTTTCGCGGTTGCGAATGCTGGCCTGTTCGATTTCGTTTAAACGCCTCTGCGCGGTCTGAAGCTTTTCGACCTGCCGCGTGACCTGGTTATAACTGTCGCGCACGCGATCCACATCGCGGCCCTGACGCGCGAATGTCTGTATCGCATTGCCCAGCATCTTCTGACGTGCAGTGAGCGCGGTCACGGCCGCGCCAATGCGATTGATACCGCCCTCAGCTGTGCCGAACGCGGTTTTCAACGTGCCAGCGACGGCGCCGCCTAGAACAATGGACGCCTTAAATTGCTTGGTGCTCGCCATTATTTTTTCGGCAACCCTTCGATGTACCACAAGAATTCAGAGCAGTGCAGCCGCTTGATTTCAGACAGCTGCCAGCCCGTATGCGACGCGAGCGATAAAACGCCTTGCCGAAGGTCGCCTTCGCTCAGGAAGTAAAAAGCTTGAACGCTTCCTGCAGTCGACCGAAGTTGCGCATGGACAACGCCTCAACTTCTTTCGGAGTTAGGCCGGTGAGATTGCCGATGCCGAAAATCTCTCGCTCGGCGTCGGAGCCCTTGAAGGTCTGCACCACCTTCATGTCGCCCACCGTCGGCTCGCGCATCGACAGCGCGTCGACTGTCTCGCCGTTGACCTTTTCCGGCCGCGCCAAAGTGATCACGGCGAAGCCGTCTTTCTCAACGATGAATTCTTTCTTTGCCATTGGGTTGCCTAGTGTGTTGATTGAACCGGCGGCGTAAATTCGCCGCCGGTAGGTAGATCAGCCGTTCTGTTTGCCGCGCGTCAGATGCCCAGGTTTGCGCGCGCTGCGGCGAGCAGGTCAACGCCGCCGACGATGTAAATCATGTTCTCGACGTCGATTTCCATGGTCACCACGCCGTCGCGGGTTTCCTTGTAGTAGGCAAGCGCCATGCTGATTTTCAGACTCGCTTTCTCGCCGGGTTTCCATGTGCCACGGTCGATTTCTTTGATCTTTCCGCGCAGGTTGTGCACAACGCCGCTAGTGGAACCGTCGAAACTTTCCAGGTGACCGCGAATAGTGAAGGGAACCTGATTCCCTTCGACGACGCCGAACTGCAGCAGCACGTTCTCGTCATACGCGATCAGCGAAAAATCGCTTTCGAGCTTTTCCATTGCCATCGTGATTTCAAGCGGCGAGTACATGCCGCCGCCCATGAAATCCTCTGTCTTCAGAGTCTGCTTAGGCGCGTTGTATTCCTCCAACTGCCCCGCATATGACTGGCCGTTGACGAAGGCGTTTAGGTTCTTTAGTACGTCGCGAGCGGCCATTTTTTAGAAAATCTCCGTGATGTAGTCGTTGACCAAGTGACTGCGGAAAGTCAGTTTTTCAGCCGGATAAACAGGCGTGAAATCGAAATCCCACGAAATATCACCGGCTGCGATCTGCGCCGCCGAGTTCAGGTCTTTGTCGATCCAGCAGCTGCCGCCCAAGATGGCGCCCTTGGTCTTCAGACCGCGCATGAACGCGTTCACGTTCTCCTGAACTTCGCCCACATAGTTTTTCGTGATGCCCTGGTCGACGGCCCACAAATGCGCGTCCTGCAGGCTGTCGGCGATGATGTCGGCCGTGCGAACCACGCAAAGGAAAGTCCACTTCGGATCGGCCGATAGGGTGCGGTTACCCCACAAGCGGAAGCCGTTTAGACGGATGATCGTCGCGACATTGCCAGCGTTCAGCAGGTTCGCGCGGCTGGTCGGTTCGCCCATCGCGAAGTCGATGGGTCGCGAGGTTCCGATGATGCCGTTGATGACGTTGTTGGACGGCGAGAACCACCAGCCCTTTGCGTTGTCGACGTAGGCAATCACGCCGGCCGCCGCCGCACTTCCCCACGAATTGATAACGTTGCCGCTCGCATCGGTTTTCTGTGTCTGCGGATCAACCAAGTAAATGCGCTTGCTGCCGCCAACCGCTGCGAGCGAAAGCGCATCGGCATCGGTCGTGCTCGGGCCGTCTTGGATGATGATTGCGCGCAACTTGGTCGCGATACCGACCATTTCAGCAACGACAGGATTGGCGCCGCCAGCGACCGGAGTCGTGTGCGTGAATCCTGGCGCGATCAGAATGCGGGGCTTAACGCCTAGAATGCTTTGGGCGCCAAGAAACACATGCGTTCCTTGGTAGGCGCCGGTTACGGCATCCATACCGCCAACGACATTCGCCAGTGTTTCAGCATCAGTAGCGCCGACATCGACACGAACGACAACGACAGCCGGCTGCGACTGGTCGGTAATGGAGTCGAACGCGTCAGGCAGCGTGCCAGGGGCCGCCGATACCGTTGCCGTCAGCTTTGCGACAAGCGTCGAGCTGGTGACAAGCACCGGGACATTGAGCGGGAACGCGACAGGATCAGCGCCGGGTGCCGTGCCAACGATGCCGATAACACTCGACGAAGCGACGGAAATCGAACGCTCGCCGTCGTCTACATCGATAACCTGCACGCCGTGCAGAAACTGGTCTGTCATGTTTGAAAGTTCCGATGATTGATTGAATCAAGGTCAATCATCGGAACTTTCTGGCGGGCCGCCCTCTAGCCCAATTTCCGCTTAGACAGAGCCGTCAACACTGCAGGTAAGCGTGATGGTCGTCGTCGACAAAACCTGTCCGGTTGAGGCATTGCGGAACTGAATGGTGAGTGCACCGCTCTGATCTTTGGAACCGCCTTGGAATCCTACGCTCTGCCCGAAGCCAGCCTGCTGCGCCGCGCTGCAGGAGAGCCAGTTAGATGCGCTGCCATAGCTCCCGCTGGTTGTTCCCGACGACTGCTGCAGCGTCCACGATCCACTAAAGGCGACTTGCACAGCCGAGACGGCCAGTCCGAACGTGTTCCATGTACCCGATGCGTTTACCGTGCTCCCGGCGGCGGGATTACCTGATGTGGCGGCATGTGCGCGGTAACCGGTAACGTTATAAGTACCATCGGCCGAGACATTGAAATAAATGTTTGCTTGGGCCGTTTGCTTATTACCCGCAACGTCACCCGCGTTATATTGCTTGCCATTGATGGGCAGGCTATAGACCGCCGTGCCCTTCGCCGCCCATTGAGGCCCGATATCGCCACCGGAACTATTGCGATAACCGATGCTTGGCCCAGGCGTTCCATATCTCGCAGCGGCGTATTTCAAGCCGGCACCGTTCGACTGGCGATAGTTTGTTGCCTGCGGTCCATCACCGACAATGTCGGGATCATAGAGGCTGTCTGCATCGACAGCTGCGTTATTGCGATAACCAGACATCAGCTTGCTGCCGGCCCCGATACCGAAGCGGCCGAGGCCGCTGCAGCGGCTGCAATGGCAGCGGCACGCTCGTTGTATAGCGTGTCATACGCAGCCTTGATGATTAGCGACAATCCAGCCGCCGATACTTTCGACAAGTCGGTGCCGGTAACAGGATCGGCTCCCGTGCCAAAGCACCGGGATACGATGTCTGAAATATTGACCTGCAGCACGTCATAGTCGCCGTTCAATGGCTGATAAGCGTTATTTACA